ATAGAGGCGTATCCAATGAGATCGAGATACGAATCCTCGCGCTCTGGACTCTCCACCATTCGGCTGAGTTTGGTCGCGATAAAGATAGTTGCCAACTCAGATGGGTCTCTGAGCTGAACACCGAGGATTCTCGCGATTTTGTAAATGCGTAATAGATTGTGCCTCGGGTCGCCATATTCCAGCCCTCGGTCGTCGAGGGTGTTACCAGCGTCCGAGAGCCAGTCACTTAGCGATCTCTCTGACATATTGATTCGAGGCCCTTCCGCGTTTGTATCCTTCATTGAAGGCTTTTGCTTTTGCGGATTCAATAGATGCGTAAGCAAGCCAGAATCCGGTTGATAGTGCCAAGAGGATGCTAACGATTTGCTCCGGTGTGAAGTCATTCGACATCCGCACTCACCCCGAATCGATCTAGCCAATAGGCTGAGATTTCTTCTCTACTCAATCGCCCTCTTGTTGATTGGCGACCTAGCGATTCGATTGCATACCTGCGAATGATTTGGCCCTTGACGTAATTCTTACCATCTGACCAAGCTCCCGAAGTAGAATCAAATCGAATTACTTCTGGTTTATTTATCATTTATTCTCCCTTCCAAATCCTCTAAATGGATTTAGTGAGATAAATGTAATTACCTAAATGGATTTAGACAAGTAAGAGCTCGGCGAGTCGGATGGGTAAGAAGGCGCAGAGCTTATGAACCTTCCCAGCATTGGCGAAGTCGGTCTTGTCTGGTAGGGCCTTCCAATGCCATTCAGGAGCCTCTAGAGCCCCTAAGTCGAACTGATAGACACCTTTAGGCGTCGCGTTGATATAAAGCGTCCTAGCCCCTGTCCTAGCCCTTATATCGGCCAGATAATCCCACTTCTTCTTCTCAATTATCAGAGTGTCGTAATGGGTGCGGCGGCACTTCATCTCAATATAAGAGTCGCTAGTGATGCCGTCGGCTCGGTCGGTCGCCGATAGTGGCGTCAAGTCCGGATAGATGGCCTTGAGTGCCTCGAATAGTTCGACCTCGCGAAGGTAAATTAGTCTTCGTCCTCGTCTTCGTCCCAAGGCTTGAACATTGGGTTTCCGTTATCGACTATCCAATCAGGGTAGGAGCTACGATCCATCGCGAAAGCCAAGGCCGTTCCTTCATCCATACCAGCTCGACGACAAGCCATATAAACCTCATTACAAGCAATAGCCCAGAAATCTAAGCGAGTCAATGGGACATCTTTCGTCGTTTTGCGACGTTTTGCCACCTTCTTGACTGGCTTCTTAGCGCGCTTTTTTGCTTGTGCCACTTCTGCTCACTTTCGCTTGGAGTGCCAATTCTAACTGACTCTCCATTTTATCAAGGCGCGACACTATGGGCAGATTCTCCAATTTGATGATATATCTCAGACCGGCAATAAGTAGGCCGATTGATCCGAGAACCGAGGCGATAGTTGCCGCGAGTTCAGAAGCCGCCATTACCGAACTTTCCCGTAACGCTCGTAATTAGGGTTCAGCCAGTTGATGATGCTAGGCAAGACTGATACTAGAGCCGCATTTGCAATGGCATCGACATCTAGACCCACCGCTAGATAGGTCGCTAGTGCGGTCGCTAGGAAGGTCTTCGCCCAGCTTTCGGCCATTTTCTTTAGATCGCTCATCGGTTCCTCCAAGCATAGGGATTTCAAAGAAGCTTCCATCCTCATCAGCCAACTGGGTGAATGAGACGTGGAAGTGCGCTTTATGTGGATTACTGCCCCGATACTTCCGCCACTTCCAATTCAGGATAGGGGAAGCAATTCTGCCGTTATAAATGACGTAACTAATTCTCTTACGCTTGGCTCGTTTAGCGTACTTTCGAATTTGCTCTACGAGATCAGCAGTTTCGTCTAAATTATCACCTAGGGTCGCCGTCACATCTATCGCCCTCACCCAGCCATTGACGTCGGGATTATGATCCGATTTTCTGGCTGAATGACGAGCATCTCCCAAAGCTCCGTCGCTCTTACGCGAACGCTCTGGATAGCAGTCGTCGATCTGCTCGCGCAGTTGGACTGCGGCTCTCGATAGTTTCCAAGACATAATCTATAAAGATTGTGCCTCTTGAGGATTTAACCAAGCCTGATAAGCGGCATCATCCTCTGTGCAGGTATAACGGACTAATCCATCTTCGTCTATTCTTGAAAAGATTTTATTGCCCTGCGAATCTTCGCCGTATTCAATAAATTGAATCATAACTCTGCACTCCATCCTAAATAAGCACTTGTACTATTAGAAAATAGAACTGTTGCATTACCAGCAACAAGATTTGAACTGGTGGTAAGAATAAAACCGACAGATGAAGAACTTGCCGCGTCATAAGCAGGAACCGCAGTTAAATCATCTTGACTCGCGTTTGCCCTCATTGTTCTATATTGTGATGCTGTTCCTGACTGTTCTAAAGCAGTTGGCAAAACTCTTAATTTTACAGGAAATGGCACACTAAATAACGCTTGAGTTGTTGAAATTGCAACTCCGTTTGCAAAAACTTCTACCGCGTCCGTAGGTGCAACTCGGTAGTAATAACGCTGGCAAGCCGCCAACTCCCCTTGAAGTGTTCCCCCGCTACGGCGGAAGGTTGGTGCGCTGGATGCGGTGTAAGTTCCGAGGTCAATCTGAACTCCAGTTATTTCGTAATAATCGGCTGCTCCAGCGGTTCCAGTTGTTGTAGCGACAAAGGTTATACCCATTTCAGTTATGTTGCTTGCAAGTGTCGCGGTGTAGGCAAATCTTTGCCAAGTTGTAGTCAGAGTGGCATTTTGATTTATTGCAGTAACCGAACCTGTATATCCGACTGTATAAACGTTTTGGTCTGTTCCCGTTCCAGTAATTAACTGAACATTGAGAGCATTCGAGGCAACAGAATAGTTTGCACCTCGGCGAGCGTAAAACGATAATGTTATTGTTTTGCCAGCAAAGGGAATGGAATTTACTGTTTCCATACTTTGCGAAATGTTCATTGCGTCCGTTTGTGAAGAACCTGAAGTTCTTTGTGCGCGAAGGCAATATTGAATGTTTGGTAAATTCGTTGTGTCACCAGTCAGTTGGCGGCTAAAGGTTGTGACTGTTGCTTGAGCGCAAAGCCATCTATCGGCTGTAACGTAAGTGTTTCCACCATTTAATGCCGAGGTCCCTCTTTGCCAAATATCAAAACCGCCATTTATGACAGGATTAGCCAAAGCGTTCTGTGGGTTGTAGCGGAGTCCTGTACTGGTGGAACTATCTGCCAGGAGTGTGTCGCCGTTATTGCCTACTGCGAGGCGAGCTGGAACGTCTGAGCCCGTAGCGGTAATGAGATCGCCCTTGGCATCGACGATTGTATTTTGAATAGCATTCGCGTCGTCGCTTGTGACCCAAGTGAAGTCCATATCGGTGTTGCTAGTCTTCGATAACACTTGGCCGGTTGTGCCGCCCTTGAGATCGACCAACGACGTATCGATGGCATTTCCAAGGGTTCGCATCGCGAGAGCCCCATCTTTGACCAAATCGGTATCGTCCGGCGTTTCCCAACCGAAGTTTGTTGTTGTTGCCATTAGCTGATGACTCCTATCGCGTCTTGCCATTCTAGCGTATTGAGGATGCTATTCCAGCTTTCCGCCCCTGAGACTTGATCCCATCGTTGGGCGACTGCTGAAAATTCTGTGGGTGTTGCGTTGAGGGTAATTGATAGCCCCGAGACCGACGCCCTAAACGTCCAGCCTTCAACGTATCCGGTGAATTCGCCGCCTAGCATTTGAGGCGGAAGGTTAGTGATGCGGACTGGCTGACCCATAAAAACGTTGAGTAAAGCGTCTCGGTCTGCATCATCGATTTCAGGGGATTGAAGCGGGAAAGTTATTGAACGGAACTGGTAACGAGGATAAGCGCGAAGCTGAATTAGTCGGTCGGCCATATCCTCGACGTCTGATGCGTTCTTGACGTAGCTTGAGAACTGCTCGGCATAAAGACCATAAGTCGCTTGAGATGCGGCGTCTTGGGCGGCGTATTGGCTATTGAAATTATTGCCGTAATCAATGACGATTTTATTGGCTAAGTCGCCCTGACGTTGAATGATGCCAATACCCGCGCCAAGGGCGTGGCTGGCGTCTAGGTCGGTATATCCATTGGCCACTAGGTAATCCTGTCGGTGGCTGGCGTCGGCGTAACCGATGAGTCCAGTCGAGTCCTCATATAAATATCCAAGGGCAGATGAAGCGATTTGATTGGCGACGACTGAGATAACTTGATCCTCAATCTGTCGGCTGACCATCGTATATTCGCCGGTATCAATTTCCCCAAGTCCAATGTTTGACGCATTGGCCCAAGTCTCAGTGGGATTGTAGGTGTTCCAACTTTCCGCCGCTGGGACTTCATTCCAGCTATTGAGAAGCAAATCATCGAGTAGGTCTTGAATCTGTGCGCCGTCTAATCCCTCGGCTAAGTTGCCGTTGAATATGGCTCTTTGAAGGCGGCTGAGTGGGCCGATGGCGGTGATGTTGATTGTTGTGACTGCCGCTTTATTTCCAGCGGTGCGTACGACTTGGCGAAGATCAGAAATACGACCGCCGAAGATTGTAACGAAATTGCCAGATGTATCTTTGACTTCGATGGAGATGGCCGTATTTACTGTGAAGTTATAAACTGTGTTATCTGTGTTGATAAGTTGAAGTTCGCAATATCCCGCAGGGGTTGGCGAATTGACGTCAAGTCGGCCTGAAGTGATGGCGAGATTGGCAAGCGTTACCGAAGTAACGTCGTTGCCGTTGCTCTTGATTCGCCATTCAGGAGTCCAAGCCGTCATAGAACCTGAGCCGTATCTCTTAGACCGCCTCCGCCGCCTGTGCCTCGGTTGGTGGCTTGATTCAGAGCATCGACGACCGCTCGGCTGAATCCTTCTTCATCGATAACGCTTGGAGCTTGAACGATAATAGTGACTCCGCCGCCGTCGTCTGGACGTAGGTCGCCTCGACCACCGAAGGCTCCTGTGCCTGTCTGAGTAAAGCCAAGGAAGTCGCGGACAAATTGCGTTGGGTTGGTAATTCCGGGGATGCTAAATACTGGAGCTCCAGAAGTGGCTGAACCAGAAGTAGCCGTTCCTGATCCTGTGCCTGTGCCTCCTGCAACTGGTGGTACTGAAATTGGCGGAATTGAGCCTGTCGATGTTCCGCCGCCACTTGTGCCGCCTGACGTTCCGCCCGCTGTGCCGCCAAATGGAAGCCCACCTGGACTTACTGTATTTCCGCCAGTTCTAGAACCAGTTCCAATGTTAGGAATCGTTCCAATGTTAGGCAGAACTGGAATGGCGTTATAAGCTCGAATAATGCTGTTGATGATATTGATGGCGTCATTGGCTAGATTCTTGATTGTGGTAACGACTGTGCCGACAATGTTGATAATGCCCGAGACTGCGGTTCCGACGCCTTTGACTGCGTTGATAAGTGCGCCGCTAAATAGTGGAATCAGGAAGTCTTTAGCAAACTTCCATAGATCGCGCAGGGCATCCTCATTATTCTTGAAAGCTGTGATAATTGGATCAACTGCCGTTGCCTTGAGTTCTTGGAACTTCGGAATTGCTGTGTCGGTAATGAAAGTCAAAAGTTTCTCAACAATAGGTAGGAGAGCAGTTCCGACTGTTTCCTTTGCTTCATCGAAAGCAACTTGCAGTCTTGCGATTCGACCTTCAAAAGTTTCGGCTTGAGTTGCGGCCGCTCCACCGAAAGTTGCTGAAAGTTGTTTGATGCTACCTTCCAAGCCGAGAGTCTTTATTTCAGCGGCAGATAGACCAATACCTAGACGAGTGAGAGCTCCGTTATTTCCTTCATATGCTTTACCTAATGCGTTCGAAACTGTCTCAACGTCTTTACCAGTAGCGGCTGAAACGTCTAGCGCAATATTGAGTAACTCTTGAGACTTCTCGACTGATCCTGTGGCAACTGCTAAACGCTGAAGGGCTGGGCGAAGTTTGTCGTCGGCTACGCCAGTCGCGAGGGAAGTCTTGAGGATTTGCTTTTCTACTGCCGCAATTTGGTCATCGGTTGCCTTAGTTACGTTCTGCAAAGCTACGGCCAAACGCTTTTGAGCGGCTTCGTCTTCAATGGCGGCCTTGACGCCTTCAATGGCCAGCTTGCCAGCGTATGCGGCGGCGGCGGCGGCGGCGGCCGCAAAAGCGGCGGCGGCTACCTTGGAAAACTTTTCTAACTTACCGCCAAAGCCTTCTACTTCCTTTTCGCCGGTCTTGAGATTCTTCTTGAGATCATCGACGTCGGCAAGAATTGAGAGCTTGAGCGTTCTACTTCCGGCCATTACTTAGTCCATTCTTTCATAATCTTGCTCAACGCTTCTTCCCATTGGCGAATTAGTTCAGGCTGAATCTTGCGTAGGGCGGGGTAAATGAAGTAGCCAGAATTGCCTCGGCCTCGGCGCGGTGTGCGGTTTGGGAACTGTGCGTAACGATTAGACCCGAACTCATAACCAGCCCAGATGTCCCGAGTCGATCCTCCACCAGATAAACGTTGAGATGCGAAGCCATAACTGAGTTCGCCAATCTTGCTCGATTTGCTAACCCTAACGCCTTGAACGATTCGGCTGACTGCTGATTGACCGAAGCGGCGCGAAAGTGAATAGGCTTTGATTTCGTTGGCCGCGTAGGTTGCAAGGGCAGACGACTCGCGTTTAGCCGCATCGACTGCCTCATCATCCATCGCTTTGAACGCGCCAATAATCGAGCGAAGTTCGCGCTTGTCGTATGTGATGGGTTCATTTGCCACCTTTGCGCTCCTTCAATATCTCGATTGCCGTAAGAACTTCGTTGATGTCTGTCCATTCGCTCATCGGAATTCCGGTCGCTATTGCTACTTCAATAAGTAGCCTATTTACGCTTCCGGACTCGTAGCTTTTGGGCTTTCATCTCCAATCAAAATCTCATCTACTGACAACTCCCAAATCTCTTGGGACTTGGTAGGTTTTCCAGCCGCTTCGCGCTTGTATGCGAAGTAGGCTAGATCGAGGAAGTCCGCTTGTTGGTAAGCCGAAATATCCTTGAGGGAGTAAATCGATTTGCCGGTCTTGCGTTCCCACTTAGCCCATTCGGGTAAGCCAGCGACGTAAGTGACTTCCTCGCCGTTCGTATATTTGATTGTAATATTTAGTTTCATTGCTCCCGATTCCTATCTCTTAGCTGAAAGTCTCTGTGACTTCACCCTTTGCGATTTTGAAGGTGAAGGAAACTGTCTGTGCGTCGATTCCTGATCCGCCAGCAGTTGGAAACTCTGGGAGGATTGGGAATACGAACTGTGCGCCTGTTGCGGCGGTGAGAGTTACGCTGATAGTCGTATCAGGTGCAGTCTCTGCGGCGGCCCATAGAGCCTCACATACTGAGTTTGCCTTACCCCAGTCTGAAAGCATATCGAGCTGAAAGGTTCCTTCGATATTGACTGTCTTGTAAGCCTCGCCGTCGAGTGTCTGATAAGTCTCGCGAACGTTGGTCTTTGTCAAGACTGCGTTAGTCGCTTGGGCTTCAATATCTGTTCCACCTGTGAAAGATAGCGAAACGTCGCGACCAGTAATGACTACTGTTGCCACTTTTTCTCCTTAGTTAGTCTGTGTGTAATAGGTGGAAACGCGAATATCTGCGACCAATAAATTGACCGCACCCACTTGCGTAACCGAAGGCCGTTCGACTGGGCCGACTGTGTAGCCGTCCGGTATAACTGCCAAAACTGAGATGATGAGTTGCTCGAGATTATCGAGTGATGCTGGGTTGGAAAGATAGGCGACTCCGCAAGTAACTGTCATATTGATCTTCGCGTGAATTGTTGAGTCGTTGATTGTGTTCAATTCGAGATAGGGCGAATCTGGAACAAGAATAACCGCTGGCACTTGAACCGCCTCTGGAACATATGAATAAACGTTCGCAGATACCGACCCGAGCGCGGTGGCCAGCGGTGTCCGGATAGAAGAAAGAATAGTGCTAGGCATTAGCCCACCATCGCATCGACGTCAAGATAAGGGCCGAGAAGACCAGTTACTTTTGCGAGAAGATTCTTAGATAGGCGGTAAGGTGTTACTGCGAAATCGATTCCTTCAATGGAACCGCCGGAGGCTGTGCGAGCTTGGAAGATTTCGACAGAGATAGCCAATACTGCAGACTCGACGTTAGGGTTTGCGACATAGGTTGAGAGGCCAGAGAGAGCAGCGTTTCCTGCTGGGATAATGTTCTTTTCCAATATGTCTGCATTGGTGATGGCAACTGTGAATACATAATCGGTAATTTCGTCGTCGGTTACTGTGTGAGTTCCGTTGAATGGCGAACCGCATCCAGTAATGATGACGGATTGGCCTTGAGTAAATTCGTGAATAGTCGCAGTTACAAAATATGCGACATTGTCCTCTAATTTGACTTTGTTTATTTTGCTTTGAAAAGTGACAAGCATTGGGAGAATCAAGTTCTCCGAAGTGTCGATAATGTCGTCAAGGTAAGCATCTGAATAGAGGGATGACGAGACGCCAAGAATGGTTCTTAGCTCTGTGGCCGTGACTATTGTTGGCATCTCGCCTTCCTTTCGATCTAGGGGTCTAAGCCAGCTCGGGAGCGGACTGGCTCAGACTATTGAGTATTACTAAGCGACCATCCACTTGTAGGCACCAGCGGCGACCTTTGTCGCGAGTGCGCCGTAGCCGTAGTAAGCCACTTCGATTTGGCCATTGAGAGCGACGTTTGTCTGAAGACGGAAACGTGAGGACTCGTACCAAGTGTATGAATCTGGGTTGATGATGATGATTGAGTTATCACCAGTTGGAGCCGCTGTTGCGAGGTTACGAGCAACGCGTAGGTTCAAACCTAATACGTTTCCGCGAACTGCGCCACCGGATAGATTTCCACCTTGGTTAGATGGGCCGATGAGGTTCTGATAAATTGGGCGGCCAGCATCAGCAAGGTTCATAATGTTGCCCCATTGTTCTGGGCTAACGAGGATGTTTGTTGCGGTTCCAAGGGTTCCCTTATAAACCGAAACTGAAGCATCGGATACGAAATCCAAGAATCCAGCCGCGTCAAGTGTGCGATTTCCGCCATCAGTTCCACCAGCAACGAGGCCAGCGATAACTGCGACGTCTGTCGCCTTTGCGTATGCGTATTCCATTTGACGAACGAGTTCATCAAAAAAGGCAGGTGAGGAACGATCAAGAAGCTCTACGGAGAAAGTCTGGCCTCCAGCGTACTTCTTCACAGAGACAGAGAGGAACTCATTTGTCATTCCTGTCTCATCGATTGCGGCGGCTTCTGCTTCTTCGCCGACTGTTGGAACTGCTGTGAGCTTAGGAATTTCGAAGCTCATACCAGCATCTGGTAGGACGCCACTTGAAACTGAATCAACCGCTGGGCGATCAGCATTTGAAAGTGGGTTGATGATTTCGGTTAGTTGGCGAGTAGGAATCAAGCCAGCATTGTTTGAAGTTGTGTCGTCTGCCGCCATAACGTACTGGCGAGCGACGTCATCTCCGAGCTTTGCGCGAACGCTGTTCTCGAGATATTTAGCCTTTGTGAATTCAAGGCGTGGCGTGGTATAGAAAGCTGGGCGTGATGCCGCAACTGTCTCGACCTTAGCAGCTTCTACCGCTTCTTCGACGGCAGGAACTGGAGCGGTAGTGTCTGACACTTGGTCTCCTTCGGTTGGTTTGTCTGCGTCAGCGGTTGCCGGAGCAGAATCTTCTTTAGGTGCTTCATTCTCTGAAGCGGCGACTTCGCTAACGCGAGCCGAATCGATTGCTGGATCAGTAACAAGAGAAACTTCGTCAAGTGTTGCTGAAGTAATGCTCATTACGCCTTTTACATTTGTCCATTCGTTGATTTGTGCGCCAACGCTAAAACCATCGCGCAGACCTTCTGTGGCCTCAATCAACGCGTCTTCTCCGGCCATAGTGTTGGCGATTTTGAACGTTGCCACAATTCCAGAAGCGGTTACTTCGTGCGATAACAATTTGCCAATCGGACGAGTGCGGTCGTGTTCAAGAAGCAACTTGACTGGCTTCATTTCGATTGAGTTAGCGGCGAAGACAGTTGGGCCGACTGAAGTGTTGCCTTGCTCATTCCAAGTCACAATAGTTCCGCTAATTGTGCGCTTTACAGTATCGGCCGCAGTTACGACCATAGGCATACTAATTTTCATTTGGTATTAGGTCTTCCTCTCGTTGAATCTGCTCAACGCTCATCGCGCCGATTCGGTTCAGGATTTCATAAACCTGAGCGCGTTCCAATGCGTTACCGCGTAGGAAGTCGTCAAGTGCGAAGCGCGTCATTACTGGATTCGGTACGAAGTCCGGTAATGAGAGCCTTTCCTCAATCGCCTTGAGAATTGGGCGCAGAGAAAAATCAACAAGTGAGCGCCGCTCCGATACTGCGTTAGAGTAGGTCATAGAAGTAGTTTCGGCGCTCAAGAAGTAAGCTGGGATTCCGCAAGCGCGAGCCAACTCAAGGGCGACGTATTGTCTAGCCTCAGCAAGTTGTAGCGACTTAGGATCAAAACCAAATTCTTTCAAATCAACGTCAGCATTGAGGAACGCAGTTGAGCGAGTTTGTCGAGCAGTTCGCCAAGCTGAAAGAAGTGATGAAACTCTTTCCGCTGTTAGGTTTGTGCCATTGGATTTCAAAATCATTGAAGGGGCTGGCTCTTTAGCGTAATTGACTGCCGCATTTTCTAAGAAGACTGCGGCGCTAATTGTTTTGCCAGCTCTGTGAAGTAATCCCTCATCTGGGCCATCAAATCTAATCAACGAGCCAACGCCAGAGTTAGGAACTGCCATCCCATCGACTTTGTATGACTCAATAACTGTGTTGCGGAAATCTGTATCAACTGTAACTCGCTCAGGACTTACGCGAGTCCAAGCTCTAACGCGTCCGCCATCGGTTGAGGAATACATTTCAAGAACTTGGCCATAACCGACGCCATAAAGCCAAATATCTTCAGCGAGCCAGTTATAGATAACAAATCCAGCAACGCGAGGGTCTGGCTGATTGATAACGCGGTGCGGATCGACATATTGTCCGGTGATGCGATTGAAAGTTGTCAGCGGTAATGATCCGATAGTTCCGCAAATAATGTTTCTAGCTCGAGCAACTGAAGGAACGCTCATCGCCAACTGGCGAGTCGTATTTGTTGCGCCACCAAGAATGTTATAGACGGAATCGGTAATTTGAACCGGAGTTAGTGCGGCGGTTACGTCGCTTACCTTCTCAGGCTTGGCTGACGTCACTTGTGGAAATAGAAAATCGCGGATAGCACCCATTTGCCTAATATTGTAAGGCGCGTATGTTACATAATGACAATATCGACGCCATCGTTTGACTTAGTGGCGAAATGAGTCGCCATCGCTGAGGCAACCGCTCCACAAATAACCGCGTTACTAACTTTTCGACCCATTACCCAGCCGCCGTCCCCATAAGGTAATTTGACGGCGGATAGGCATTGTTTAGTTAGCTCGTCCTGTCCCGAGTGGGCTAACCGCTGAGATGAAATAGCACCTAGAAGTTCATCGCAACTTTGAGCATAATCTAGACCATCGATGGGTTCAGTCCTAATTCCAGCAGGGGCCAATCTAGCCGCGACCGCTGACGCGGTTCGAGCTGAGTAAGCCACCAGTTGAACTGGGTATTTTCTAAACCATTCGGCTAGGTCATTGGCTAAGGCTTTATCGTCCAAGTTCTGAGGGTTGTGCCAAGTCTGAAGGAGTATGACTTGGAATTGGTCGCCTTCAAGTTTCTGGCTAGCAACGAGCGCGGCTTGTTTTCTGTCTGGACTGAGATCAATAGCCAGCCAAGTATCGGACTCAGGGTTGAGTCGAAGTCCCTCAACTTTACAAGATTCCCACTGAGAAGGGTTGATTACTGGGTTGATGGTATCGACCCATTGACATAAGACTTCTGTGCGTACAATGTCTTCGGGGTCTGATAAGACCGCTCGAATGTTATCGGGATGGACTGTGTAGCCAAGTGACGGATTAGCTTGGCAGACACCTAACCAAAAGTCCGGTGAGTTATCGAACTTTATGCCGTGAGGCGCAGACCATTCGAACCAACCAATGTCATCCGAGCCGCCGTGAATTGCGGCTAAGGCTCTTTCGCGCAACTTGTTTAGGACTATCGAGTGCTGATCTCCAGCGTTTGAATAAACCCATATTTGAGGATTCGGGCTGGCCATCTGGGTATAACGCAAGGCTGACCAGACATCCTCGTCTTTATATTCGCGAGCCTCGTCTAGGTGGATAGTTTCAGGGGCGGCAATACCGCGACCGGCTGAGTTATTGGCTCGAACGATATAACGACGTCCCTCGGTGAATTGCAATTCTTGAAATCCCTTACTCTCCAGTTTCTTAGTAAATTCGGCGGCTAGTCGGGGAGTCTGTTCGATAATGCCGTAAATCTTATAAAACAATTCTGCCGAGGTTGTGAGCTTGTGAGCCGTATGGACTTGAAGCTTCTCCTTGAGGACGTAGATTCTAAACAATATCTGCAAAGCCATAAACGTCGATTTACCTTGTTGCCGAGCGCAAAGTAGGGTAACGACTGGGTGAGCCCATCGGCCATCGGGTTTGTATTTGAGCGAGTGATGAGCCAGCCATTGTTGCCAAGGGAGAAGTTCGAAGCCGATTTCCTCGCAGAATTTGATCATAGCCTCGCCGTGAGAAGGGTAATCGGTTAGTTTTGTGTGAATTCGAGGGTTTGGAACACCTCGGTAAGCCGATTCGTCCCTAACTCGGGCAATCTCAGTAGATTCAGTCATATTTTGTCCGGTCAAGCCAGATAATGCTGAGTCGAGCCATTTTCAGGGAAAATCTTCCCAATG